TCATTTAACAACCCTCAAATATGACGCGATCGTGCCACTTTTTGTGCCATTATGATTATTTTGCTGGCTTTCGTTTTGATTTTTGGTACAGATATTATCGAATATATCCGCTTTTTTTCTTTCACTTGATTTTAAAACATGCGCATAAAAGTCCTCAGTAGTTGAAGTTTTTGCATGGCCTAATTCTTTTGATATGTCCACGATGTCTATTCCTTTGGAAATTAGAATCGTAGCGTTGGTATGCCTTAAACCATGAAATGTTATATGCCTTAATCCATGCCTTTTAATGAATTGATGAAACCATATCGATGGGGCTTCTACATTCACAAATCTTCCATTCTTTTGCGTAAATACAAAATCGTCTTCGTGTTTGCCGCCCTTTCCATAATACCATTTATCACCAGATAATTCTTTCTTATTTAACTCATTTTGTTCGTATTTTTTAAATAGTGGTAGTAAAAAGGTTGGAAAAGCTACTTCTCTTGCGGATGTATCATTTTTAGGAGTTTTTATAAAGCTGCCTGTCTTAGCCACATATGAATTAGCTTGTTCTATCTTTAATTTTATTGTTGAATAATTAATATGCCTCCATTGTAAACCGGTTATTTCTCCTATCCTTAAACCTGTGGTAAGAGCTAAAAGAGTTATTAATTGATATTTTATCGGCGCTTTAGGCAATAACTTTAACAATTTATCTATATCGTCTAATTCATAATAATTATCTTTTAATTGAATTTTAGGAGTTTTTACACTTATATTATTCATTGGATTTTCTGTTAAAATTTTAAATTTCACCGCATCGTTAAACATAACTTTTAAAAGGGTATGATAATGCTTAATAGAACTGTTCGAAAGTTTGCCGGATTTAGTTTTCGCCTGGGATTTTTCTATTATTTCTATTAAATCTAACATATCTCCGTTTGTAATTTTGGACAATATTTTGTTTCCGATAGATGGTAGTATTCTTGCATCAAGTAATTTTTGATATTCATGCTTTGTTTTTGGTGCTAATTTATCAAAAATTTCTTTTTTTTCTATCCACCAAATAGAATACGCTTCAAACGTCCCTTTGGCAAGTTTATCAAATTTAGGCTCTCGTTTCCTAACTGTGTCACTAAATTCTACCTCTGCTCTTTTCAAAAATTCCTTTAAATCTCTTCCTTTTAAATCAGTTGTAACAGTGGTAGATGGTCTTCTTCTACTCCCGTCAAGATTAAATCCATCAGAGATAAAAATACGATATTTGTTTTTACTTACTTTAGAATATGACATATTTCATTTCTCCTTTCTTTATTTTTGGCAGAACATATGTTCTTAAAATTGGTTAAAAAATTATATCCCAAAATTTAATTTTTATTTATTTTTTTATAATTTCTAAAGGGCTAAAATAAATTATGTAATCGTTTGTTTCGTAATACCCGTATTTTTCATAATAGTAATCAATTGCTTCTTTTAAAAATGGCTCTGAAACATCCAAATATTCCGCTATTTCGTACATATTCTGGCAACCATTTTTAAAAGCCCTAATTAAATCTTTAATACTAGCAAGCCGTTGATAAGCCCACCCTCGAGCTCGCTTTTCCTGTTTTCTATTCTTAATATTCGACTGATCTAATATATCGCCATAGCTTGTACAATAGTGGCCCAATTCTTCGGCCAAAATACATTTTTTCTCTGCATTTGTTTCTATACTTGCGTTTATAGTTATAGTGTTATCTGTATATAACCCTTTCAATTTGCCTATGAAATTGTTTTCAAATAATCTTATCCCCTGCTTTTCAGCTTCCTCAAACAAATCTTCATACCCCATATACAGAACCTCCTTTTGTGCTATGCTAACTACTTTTCTCTCTTTGATAACAAGAACTGTATATAATCGTTTAATTGTTTTTGCTCTTCTTCTGTAAGTTCTTCACCTTCTGGTAAGTGAGCAGCTATTGTTGCCGGAGCTTCAGATTTGCCGACCCTATTATTCATATTATTTTTTTCTTTGGACTTAAAAGAAGTAAGTACGGAATTGTATCTTAAAAAAGAATTATCATTGATATCCATAGATTTTAATAAAAAACTGTCTTTTAAATTCAAATCATCTGCATTTAATTTATTAACTTTGTTAAAATTTAATTTTATAGTTATTGTTTCATCATTGTAATTTTTTAAGTAAACAAGTCCGCTAAAGTCTTTTGTCCATTTTATTTCCGAAAAAATAATATTTGATAATTCAAACAGGTCTAAATCAGTAAGCGAAAGCTTTTTTTCAAACTTATTTAATAAATTATAACAATAATTCCATATATCTCTATTTATGTTTTTATCAGATAGGTAGATTAGCCCAGAATCAATTCCATAATTATCTGGTATTTCATCTCCGTTCGCCATTAGATATTTTATTGAAGCTACGCTAATAGAATAATATGCTTCATCTTCATTTCTAAACGGGATCTTGCCAAGCAAGTAATCAGTAGACACTCCAAAATAGTCAGCAACCTTCTCAAGCACGTCTGCACTAGGAGAAGATTTTCCCCATTTAGACGTGGCTCCATTACTCAATCCAAGATTACTTTCTAATTTCCTCTGCGATATTTTTTTTTCGAGACATAGCTCTTTTATGCGATCTAATAAATTCATAATTAACCTCCTAAAAATAAAATCAAAAATGCTGAAAAAATTCTGCAAAAACTATTGGCATGCAGAAAATAATCTGTATAATAAAAGTAGACGCAGAAAATAATCAGCATGCAAAAATATTTCTGAAAATATTTGATTAATAAAGTATGGTGCTTATATAATAGAATATTTTCAGTGCTTTGTCAATAGTTATATAGAATATTTTCTAAATCTATTAAGTCTATTTTATAAGTGAGGTGGAAATTGTGTATCAGAAAATTAAAAAACTTTGTAAAAAAAATCACATATCTATTTATCGGCTAGAAAAAGATTTAGGAATTTCAACAGGTAGCATTAGCAAATGGGGGAAATCAATTCCACGAGCTGATACATTGTTAAAAGTAGCAAATTATTTCAAAATATCAATCGAAGAGTTATTGGAGGCAAAGGAGGAATAAGAGCTGAATAAAAAAGCAGCAAGAAAATGAGTTATAAAAAATCTATACGAACAGAGGTGTGATTATGAATGAGGATTTATTAAAAGAACTAAACGACAATATCAAAGAATTAACAGGAATTATCAAAAAAATTAGTCAAGAAGTCTTTACCGCAAAAGAAGCAGCAGAATATCTCCGTATAGGATACGATACAATTCTAAGGCTTACGCGAATAGGGCAAATTGAGTATGTTGCAAACGGTAATAATTACGTTTACAAAAAGGAATTTCTTGATAAATGGCTAGATAAAAACAGAAAGGGGGACATAAGATGAACGATTTAATAAAAGTTGAAGTTAACAATAAGGGCCAACAAGTCGTAAGTGCTAGAAATTTGTATGAAAAATTAGGCATCAGCAAAAGATTTTCAGTCTGGTGGATAAATCAAGTAGAAAGATTGGGGCTTAAAGAAAATTTAACCTACTGTACCTCCAGGTACACTAACAGCAATAATCAAGAGTTCATAGATTATATCGTTCCGATTGATATAGCTAAACATCTATGCATGGTATCAGGAGGAGAGAAAGCTTGGAGAATTAGAGATTATTTTATAGAAGTAGAAAATCAATGGAATTCACCGGAGCAGGTAATGGCAAGAGCATTGCAAATTGCAAATGTTAAGATGTTGGATTATCAAAATAAGGTAATAGAACTGTCAGGGAAAATTGAAATACTTACACATTCGAATAAATTATATACAACTACAGAAATAGCTAAAGAATTGGGATATAGAAGTGCAACGGTTTTTAATAAAGAATTAGAGAAAAGGAAAATTCAATACAAAATTAATAGAACGTGGGTTTTAACTGCTGATTATTCTGAAAAAGGCTACGTAAGCATAAAACAGAATGTACTTGAAAACGGAAAAGTAGTTTATGACAGAAAGTGGACTGAGACAGGAAGGCAGTTTTTATTAGAGATATTTGGAAAAGAAAAAATAGCTTAGGAGGCGCTATAAATGGAAGATATTTTGTATACAGTGCCAGAAGTTGCAAAACTGATTAAAACCAATTCTGCATATGTTTATGAATTAATAAATGCTGGCTTACTTCCGGTACTAAGGTTAGGAAGATACAAAGTAAGAAGAACCGCTCTATTGGATTTTCTAAAAGAATACGAAGGCAAAGACTTAACTGATCCTAATAATATTGAGGAACTACAAATAAAGGAGGCCCAAGAAAAATGAATAAAAATTTGATAATTGCCAAATTGGAAATCTTGAACATTCTCCTGCGGGAGAAAATAGAAGATAGCAATGTACGAGTTTGTGCAGACAGAATTGAACAATACACAGTTGCAAAGAACAAGGAATATTTTGAAAAGGAAATTGAGGAAAACGAGGCACTGATAAAGGAATTGAGGGAGGATACAAAATGAAAATTGAAAAAGATGAAGTAAACCTTGAATTGGCGGCAGAAGTATCAGGCCTCGCGAGAAACATATTGCAAGAAAGACCGGAACTGAAATACTGTCAGGCAGTTGAACTGGTAAAGGAAATATTAAAAAAGGAGGAAAGAGCAAATGGCTAAAATAATAGTTCAAATTCCGCTCTCTAAATATCTGAGAGAGATAACCAAAGGCTGGGGAAAAGCATACGTAACTAAAACATACGGAGGACAAGTTTGGCTGAGTGATCACGCGCCGGGAGAGATTTACGAAGAAGATAAAGGGACGCCCAGAAAAAATTATATAGAATTCAATGATTCTAATGTATGGCAACCTCTTCCTAAAGAGGTTTACCAATATATCGATTTAGAAAACGGTGCATCAAAAAGCTTAAAACAAGTATTAAAAGAAATAAAAATGAAGGAGGATGAGGAGAAATGAGACTAATAGCTGGTTTTGTTGGAAAGGTAAAAGATTTCAGACCAATATTTGCAAAAAAAGAAGACCTTCCCGAACTACCGGAAAAGGCCAAAATAAATAACTTTGATATCTACATTCTACCAGAAAGAGGTGACGAATGCAAATGCAAATAGATATAGAAAATCTAAAAGGTCTATTAGAAATGGTTAAAAACGTGAGAGAAGAGCTATCCAAAGGGCAGACAAGCATTGTAGCAGACTTCCAACTAAAGGTGGTTGAGAATAGTTTGGAAAATTGGATAGGAAAGGAGGATAAAAAATGATAAATACAAAAAAATTAGCATCGGCCTTAAAAGGCGTAAAAAACCTTAAATGGCTAAGGGAGGGAGAATTTGACTACTTAACAGCGGATTACTGGGGCCTAAAAATACCAGAATTAAAGGGCGCCGATATCAAACCCTTATTAAGAAAATTCGATACCATCCCCCAGGAAGGAGAGACGCTATCTACAGGTAATCCTGATAGAAAGCCTGAAAGAATGGAAGAGGATAAAAAATTTATAAAGAGCATACTGCAAATACCAAAAGAAACTAAAGAAATAAAATATACAAAATTATTGTATCAGGTCCCTGAAGAAATTTGTTCAATATTCATAAACGATGACAAGAAGTATATTTTTGTAAATAAAAGATATACGGATTTAGTAGGAGATTACACTCAAAATTTTAAAATACTCGGTACTACACCCAGTAATTTAATATATTTCACGGATGAACCGGAATTGCTAATAATATGCCCATATATAAAAGTCAAGACAGAAAAAATAAATTATTTGAAGGAGGCAAATGAATAAATGGATATTCAGGTAACAGTAACAATCTCTAATAAATTAGAAGAAATCCTAAATAACCTTATAGCAGCTATGGAGGGCAAAATAGCAACACAACAACCAGTACAACAACCAGTACAACCAATACAGCCGGAAAACATACCAATACAAACCATATCCTACACAATGGAACAATTAGCCGTAGCCGCTACCCAGCTTATGGATGCGGGAAAAAGAAATGAACTAATCGGCTTATTGGGGCAATTTGGAGTACAAGCCCTGACAGCCCTTCCAAAAAAACAATACGGGGCATTTGCAACAAAGCTAAGAGAAATGGGGGCAAAGATATGACAGAGAATATGACAGCCCCGATAACCATTCCTGAGCACGCGCTGCTATCCGCAAGCAGTGCGAGCAGATGGTTAGCTTGTCCTCCTTCTGCGAGGCTTGAAGAACAATTTCCGGATACGGAAAGTGATTATGCAAAAGAAGGAACATTGGCCCATCAAGTAGCAGAATTAAAACTTAGAAAATATTTTTTAGAGCCTATGGGTCCAAGAAAATTTAATAATAGAATAAAAAAATTTAAAGAAGATCCTTTATGGCAGGATGAAATACTAAAATACACAGATGTATATTTGGAGTATGTTCAAAAAGCTGCGTTGCGATATAAAACTTCTCCCTATGTAGCAGCTGAAAAAAGATTAAATTTTAGTAATTACGCCCCCGAGGGATTTGGTACCGGAGACTGCATTCTGATAGGCGATAATACCCTTCATATAATTGATTTTAAATATGGTAAAGGTGTTCCAGTATCTGCGGAAGAAAACCCGCAAATGAAGTTATACGCATTAGGAGCCTATAGTGAATACTCCTTCTTGTACAATATAAAAACTATAAAAATGACCATAGTACAGCCAAGAATAGATAATATATCAGAATATGAGATGACAATAGAAAAATTATTAAATTGGGGAGAAGCAATAAAACCAATAGCCCAAAAAGCATATGGGGGAGAAGGCAAATACGTACAAGGCGAGCATTGCAGATTTTGCCGGGCAAAGAGACTTTGCAGGGCAAGGGCAGAATTTAATACAAGCCTTGAAGAATACAACTACATGAAACCACCTTTAATAAGCAATGAAGAAGTAGGACAGATATTGGAGAAAGCCCGACATCTTGCAAAATGGGTAAAAGACCTTGAGGAATATGCCCTTGGCGCTTGTTTAAACGGGGAAGAAATACCAGGATGGAAGGCAGTAGAAGGCAGGAGTACCAGAACATTTACAAACATGGACGAAGCATTTGAGATACTGAAGAAAAATGGTATAGATGAAGCAATGTTGTATGAAAGAAAGCCCATTACCCTTACGATGGTAGAAAAACTATTGCCTAAAAAGAAATTTGAGGAATTACTTAAAAATTATATCGAAAAACCGCCAGGTAAGCCAACATTAGCAAGCCAAGAAGATAAAAGACCAGCAATAACAAACAAAATTACAGCCGAAGAGGCGTTTAAAAATGGAGGAGGAATAATAAATGAATAACGCACAACAAGTAACAACCGGAAAAGTAAGATTAAGCTACACGCATGTATTTGCGCCGTATGCTCATCAGCCTAACCAAGAGGCTAAATATAGTACCACAGTATTAGTTCCTAAGTCTGATATAGCAACAAAACAAAGGATAGACACCGCCATAAATGCGGCAATAGAAATAGGAATAAAAGATAAATGGGGCGGGGTAAGACCCCCAATATTAGCCATACCAGTGCACGATGGGGACGGAACAAGACCATCCGACGGCATGCCCTTTGGACAGGAATGCAAAGGACACTGGGTATTTACTGCAAGCAGCAAGCAACCAATAGCCGTAGTAGACACGAACCTTAACCCTATTATAAACCAAAGCGAGGTATACAGCGGAGTATATGCGAGAATATGTGTAACTTTTTTCCCATATAACAGCAACGGGAAAAAAGGCATAGGAATAGGATTAGGACCTATACAAAAAATAGAAGACGGCGAACCTTTAGGCGGTGGAGTGACAGCCGAACAAGCCTTTGGCGGAACCAACGCGTATATGGGGGCACCACAACAGTCACAGCCGCAACAACCACAACCACAACCACAGCAACCACAACAGCAATACGATCCAATTACAGGCGCGCCAATTACACCCGGTGGTGTGATGGGGATATGAGACACCTTAGCGTAGATATAGAAACTTTTAGTAGTGTAGGTATAAAAAAAGCGGGATTGTACAAATATGTGCAATCCCCTGATTTTCAGATATTGTTATTTGCTTACAGTTTAGACGAGAGCCCGGTACAAATTATAGATTTAATGCAAGGAGAGAAAATACCACAAGAAATAATAAATTTAATATTTAGTACTGATACAATAAAACATGCCTATAATGCCCCGTTTGAGTGGTATTGTTTAAGCAAGTATTTTAATCTTTCAGATGAAAATCGTATCAACTGGCTACAACAATGGCAATGTACCATGCTGCATGGTTTATACTGCGGATATACGGCAGGACTCGCAGCCACAGCCATAGCATTAGGGCTTCCAGAGGATAAACGCAAGATGAGTATAGGAAGTGCACTTATAAGAACTTTCTGCATACCGTGTAAACCAACTAAGAATAACGGCAACAGAACAAGAACATTACCACAGCATGAACCGGAAAAATGGAATCTGTTTAAAGATTACTGTAAACAAGACGTTGTTACGGAAATGGAAATAGAAAAAAAATTAAGCAATTTTCTGGTACCCGAACAAGAACAAAAATTGTGGCGGCTTGATCAGCAAATCAATTCTTATGGTGTAGCGGTGGACAGAAAACTCATTGAGGGAGCTTTATACTGCAATGAAATTATTGAAAATGAGCTTACGCAGGAAGCTACTAATATATCCGGATTAGAAAATCCTAATAGTATACAGCAACTAAGCAAATGGCTCAAAAAAGAAACAGGGGAAGAAATAACGGACCTGCGAAAAGACACAGTAAAGGAGCTAATAAACACAGTAGATGATAAGGCAAAACGTATGCTTGAAATAAGGCAGGAACTGTCTAAGACATCCATAAAAAAATATACAGCCATGAATGAAGCAGTGTGCATAGACGGAAGAATAAGAGGATTGCTTCAATTCTATGGAGCAAACAGAACCGGAAGATGGGCCGGACGTTTAGTACAGGTACAAAACTTACCGCGCAACTACTTAGAAACTTTATCATTAGCAAGACAACTTGTTAAGAATAAGAAGATAGGTGCTTTAAAAATTATATACGAAAGTATACCCGATACTCTAAGTCAGCTCATAAGGACGGCTTTCATACCATCCGAAGGTAATATATTTGTAGATGCCGATTTCAGTGCCATAGAGGCAAGAGTAATCGCATGGCTTGCAGACGAACAATGGCGGCTTGATGTATTCAAGAGCCACGGCAAAATATATGAAGCCTCGGCAAGTCAAATGTTCGGGATACCCATAGAAAAAATTAAAAAAGGCAATCCCGAATATGCCCTTAGGCAAAAAGGAAAGGTCGCAGAGTTAGCATTAGGGTACCAAGGAGGAAGCGGCGCACTAATTGCTATGGGCGCCCTAAATATGGGGCTGGCGGAAGAAGAACTTCCGGAGATTGTAAACAGATGGAGGTCAACCAACAAAAGAATAGTCTCTTTGTGGTATGCGGTGGAAAGTACAGTACTTGAAGTTATGCATACGGGTAGGCCTATGGGTATTAAAAATCTTATATTTGCCCGAGAATGCGATATTCAAAATGAGCAAGATTTTTTAACAATTACATTGCCATCTGGAAGAAAACTATTTTACGTAAAACCATTTCTTCAAAATAATGAATGGGGAAAAGAAACTTTATGCTATAAAGGAATGAACCAGACAACTAAAAAATGGGAAACAATTTATGCTTATGGGGGTAAAATAGTAGAAAACATTACCCAGGCAATAGCGAGGGATTGCTTGGCTGAAAACATTAGAAAACTGTCGAGTGCTGGATATAAAATAGTATTCCACGTCCACGACGAAGTAATAATCGACTGCCCGAAAGAATATGCAGATTTAGACCAGGTATGCCAGATTATGGGGCAACCCATACCGTGGGCGCCCGGGTTACCATTAAAGGCTGATGGTTTTAAAGCAGAATTTTTTAAGAAGGATTAAGGAGCGATGCTTCTATGATAAATGATAAAAAACTAACTATAAGTATAGCAAACAGCCGTAAATCTACTACATGGCTACAGCAAAATATATACTGGTCCGAACTTGTAGAGCGGCTAAAAACGCCTGTAAGAAGCACAGAAACACTACAGGAATACCTTAGGATGTCTAAAGCCAAACAGGACAATCTAAAGGACGTCGGAGGCTTTGTGGCGGGCAGCCTAAAAGACAATAAGAGAGGATCCAATAATATAAAAGGCAGGGATATAGTAGTACTCGACTTAGATAATATCCCTGCCGAACATACGCAGGACGTTTTACTTAGGCTTGAAGGTTTAGGATGCGGGTATGCAGTCTACAGTACAAGAAAGCATGAACCTCTTAAGCCGAGATTAAGGGTACTGTTGCCCTTAAACAGAACGTGTACGGCGGATGAATATGAACCTATAGCAAGAAAAATTGCAAGCATAGTAGGTATCGAATTGTGTGATCCTACGACATTTCAAGCGAGTAGGCTGATGTACTGGCCTTCATGCTGTAGCAACAGCCAGTATGTATACCAGTTTGCAGATAAGCCATTTATAGATGCCGATGGAATGCTTGGAATGTATAGCGACTGGAGAAATGTTGCTGAATGGCCACAAGTACCGGGAGCGCAGCAGACACAGACTAGGCGCGCCGAAAAACAAACGGACCCTACAGGAAAAGAAGGCATTATCGGGGCATTTTGCAGGGTCTATGATATTTACAAAGCCATCAATACATTTATACCCAATGTATATGCAGCTTGCGATATGGAGAACAGGCTGACCTATACGGGGGGTTCTACCACAGCAGGGGCAATCATATATGACAATGGGAAATTCTTATACAGCCACCATGCAACGGACCCGGCGGGGGGTAAACTGTGCAACGCATTCGACCTGGTAAGACTTCATAGATTTGGCGAACTTGACGAAGAATCAAAGCCCGATACACCCATAAGCAAACTACCAAGCTATAAGGCTATGTGCGAATTTGCCGTAAAAGATAAACAGGTATCATCCCTGCTTAATCAGGAAAGATACAATGAAGCAAACATAAAATTCTCAACTGAGATAAAAGACGATGCTAATTGGATCGGCTTATTAAAAGTGTCTCCATCGTCAGGAAAATCACTGAAAACAATTGAAAACGTAAGAATTGTTTTAGAACACGACCCGTTATTAAAAGGACGGATAAAAGAAGATAAATTCGGAGAATTTATATGCCTTACCGCACCTTTGCCCTGGGGAAACAGACAAAACGAAAAAGGAACGGACAGGTGGAAAGACGCCGACAGCTCCGGGCTTAGGGAATATATAGAAAAAATATTGGGCTTTAGATCTGGGGATATAGTGGACGATGCCCTTAGAAATCACGCATCCGCAAACGGATTCAACCCTGTAACCGACTATCTGAATAATTTGGAATGGGACGAGGTACTCCGTTTAGATACCCTATTTATCGACTATTTAGGCGCAGAAGACAGCAAATATTTAAGAACCGTAACAAGGAAAGCCCTGACAGCCGCTGTAGCAAGAGCCATGCAGCCGGGGATTAAATTCGACTATATGCCTGTAATTTGTGGAAGGCAAGGAATAGGAAAGTCTACTATCCTTAGAAAATTGGGCAAGAACTGGTTTTCCGACAGCATAAAAACCTTTGAAGGCAAAGACGGAGCAGAGCTTTTACAGGGCGTATGGATAGTAGAAATAAGCGAACTTGAAGCCTTCAACAAATCTGATATCAATGCCGTAAAATCCTTCCTTAGCAAGGAAGACGACCAGTACAGGGCGGCATACGGAAGGATAACGGAGAAACACCTGCGAAAAAGTGTATTCTTCGGCACAACGAACAATTACGACTATTTAAGAGACCCCACAGGAAACAGAAGGTTCTGGCCCGTAGATGCAGAAATACAAGAACCTACAAAGTCTATTTTCCAGGATTTGGATGAAGAACTGGACCAGATATGGGCGGAAGCCGTTATGCGCTGGAGGCTGGGAGAACCGCTGTACCTGTCGAAAGAAATGGAGGAAGAAGCAGAGAAAAAGAGGCAAGAACACATAGACAGAGATCCCCTACAGGGACAAATAGAAGAATTTTTAGACCAACCGTTACCCTGTGACTGGCAAAAATGGTCCCTAGATAGGCGCAGAATGTTTTGGGCTAATGGGGTTACGGGGGATATAAAATTAGTAAAAAGAGACAAAATTTGTGCAGCTGAGATATGGAAAGAGTGTTTATGTGAGAGTAAAAATATTCCAAAAAAGGAAGCCCGCCGAATAAATTCCATATTAGATTCCCTGCCTGGTTGGAAAAGGGCAGACGTAATAAGATTCGGGGCAGAATACGGTAGACAAAAGGGATTTAAACGAATTGAGGGGTCTTTAAATACCTTAAAAATTGTGGATCAAAATGTACACCAACCTGAAAAAAATGTTCATCAAATATCCGAAAATGTTCGCTAGATTTAATTAGAAATTAATGGAAGATGTTCACCAAAAAATATTTGGTGAACATCAAAGTGAACACTTTGGTGAACAGCTAAAACCTGTTTATTACTATTACTTTATAGATTTGTTCACCAAGTCACTAACTTTTACTATAGAGAGGTATATATAGATATATATACATACGTTATACACCTTAATACGCATAATGCATATATACTATAAGGAAAAAATTTAATAATTAGTTGACAAATCGCTCGTAAGCGAGTAATTACGGGGCTTAGGACGTTCACTACAGACGTTCACCACAGATGAGCGCCTAAAAAATGGAATTAAAAAGGTAAAAGTTAATATATTTACTGGTAATTTAAAAATTGTATCCGCAAGGAGTGAAAGACAGATGAAAGAGAAAGAAATAGAAACTTACCTGAGAAATGAAATAAAAAAGTTGGGTGGTAAGGCATATAAATTTGTTTCCCCCGGAAATAACGGAGTACCTGACAGACTGATATGCCTTCCTGGTGGCCAAGTAGTGTTTGTTGAAACCAAGGCTTCAGGGAAAAAGTCTACAGCACTACAACTGAAAAAGCAAAAAGAGCTTAGAGATTTAGGATTTGTAGTTTATGGAGGAGTAGCAGGTGAGGTGGATAGCAAGGAAAAGGTAGACGAAATAATGAAATATTGTGCTGAATTAATTATTATAGCTTGTAAATAAAGGACGTGAGCGAATGAAATTTGTACCGCATGCATATCAAAAATATTGCATTAATCGCATGATAAATGAAAATAAGTTAGGTTTGTTTCTTGATATGGGGCTAGGAAAAACCGTTATTACTCTGACAGCTGTAAATGACTTAAAGTACAATAGATTCTTGATAAATAAAGTACTTGTTATAGCGCCGAAAAAAGTAGCCGAGGCAACCTGGAGTAAAGAAGCTAAGAAATGGGATCATTTGAAATTACTTAGGATAAATTTAGTACTTGGTTCAAGGTCAAAAAGAATAAAAGCTTTAAGTATACCAGGTGATATATGGGTTATTAATAGGGAAAATGTTCAGTGGCTGGTGGGTTATTACAGAAATGCTTGGCCGTTTGATATGGTTGTTATAGATGAGCTTAGCAGTTTTAAAAACCATCAGGCTAAGCGGTTCAAGTGTTTGACATGGGTAAGAAAGTATATAAGCAGGATAGTGGGATTAACTGGTACACCAGCATCAAATGGGTATATTGATTTGTGGGCGGAAATGTATTTGCTTGATGAAGGACAGAGGCTGGGAAAAAGAATTACGCATTACCGGGAAAGGTACTTTGAAAGAGGGTATGACGGATTCAGCTACGAACTAAAATCGGGATCCGAAGACAGTATACAGGATAAAATAAAAGATATTTGCGTATCGATGAAGTCCGAGGATTATTTAGAATTACCCGATTGTGTTTATAACGTAGTACCTGTAGTACTTAACACAAAGGCAAGGCAAGCATATGATAAGTTGGAAAAAGAGATGTTTCTTGAAGTAGATGAGAGCATAGTAGATGCGGGGAGTGCAGCGGTATTGACAAATAAACTCTTGCAAATGTGCAATGGCGCAGTATATGGAGAGGATAAAAAAGTTATAGAAGTGCATGACTGTAAGATTGAAGCATTTCTAGAACTTATAGAAGCCCTTCACGGCCAGCCGGTGATAGTGTTTTACAATTTCCAACATGATTTAGCAAGGCTGAAAAAAGTACTTTCTAAAAGCAACCTAGAAGTAAGGGAATTAAAAGGCCCGCAAGATGAAGCGGACTGGAACAATAGAAAGATAGATATACTTTTAGCGCATCCTGCCAGTACGGCATACGGGCTAAACCTTCAAGATGGAGGGAACCACGCGATATGGTTCGGACTTACGTGGAGCTTGGAGCTATACGAACAGGCTAACAGAAGGTTACACAGGCAGGGGCAGAAACAAAAAGTATTCATACACCATCTTGTGGTAGAGGACAGCAGGGACGAGGATGTGATGACGGCTTTGGAGAACAAGGCAGACATGCAGAATGCCTTATTAGAGTCCTTGAAAGCACGAATAGACAAAGTAAAAAGAGAAAATTGGAGGAGTGCTGTATGAATCCAATATCAACTTACCAAGATTTGTGTAGAGAGATTGAGATATATGAAAATAGGTTAGAAGATTTATATAGAGAAGATTATGCTTTACGAAGATTATTTTATAACAAAATAGATTTAGACGTTTATGTGGACAGGAAGCATAAAATTAATAATGAAGCGGCTATAATACAAGCTGTTATAGATGATAAGAAAGAAACTAAAAGGGCTATTTTGGAAAAACTAAATAAGTTATCCGGATTAGAGTATAAAATAGCTTATAAAAAATTTATAGAGAACAAAACCCTGAATGAAATAGCGGAGGAACTCTATATAAGCGATAGCTGGGCGATGAAATTGTCCGCAAGAATAAATAAGGAGTGAAGAAAGAATGAAGAGGGGTTTATATATACCCGTGTTATAATGATAGTAGGTGGTTATATAATTTATATACAAGGCAGCAGCCGGGGGAAGGAGGTTACCTCATTACCCCCGGCTGCTTTTAAATTAGATTCCCCTTTTGAAAGGCATGCCTGAGTGGTATGTCTTTTTGCATATTTTTACGAAATGAGAAGGATTTCCTCTTTTTTTATAGAAATATAATAATAAAATAAGCAAAAAAAACGATAAATAAAGGGGGATAGTACAATATGGGTTTGAATATCAGGAAGTCTACAAAGATAGGGAAAAGTACCAGGCTAAATATTTCTAAAAGTGGGATAGGAGTGAGTACTGGAGTAAAAGGTTTTAGGGTAGGAGTTGGTCCCAAGGGGGTAAGGAAAACAACAAGTATTCCGGGAACTGGAGTATATTATACAGAACAAAAGTCATGGGGTAGCATAAATAAGGGCAGTAAAGGGGAACGAATAGATCAACCTTATTTAAGTCCTCAGGATAGTATGATGGAAATGCTAAGTGGAATAAATCCAAGGACACCGAGTAGAGCAACAAAGCTATTAATAGCTGGATTTATTTGTCTTATATTAAGTGCAATATTTATATTGTTCTTACCAGTAGCATTTATATTGCTTGTAATAAGCGCAGCAATTATGCTTTTTACTAAAGATGGAAGAATAGCCATATGTACAGATATAGCTAAAAAGAGCATGCTAAGATATAACTTTAGTAAAGCTGAAAAGGAATGTAACAAAGTATTGAAAATAGATAAGGATAATGAATCTGCAAGAGCTATGTTAGACTTTATAAGCAAGGATAGAAAGTATATTTAGGGGGCCTATAGGCTCTTTTTTTATTATAAAAAAATTAAAAAAATATATAAAAACCTCTTGACATAATAGTACTATATATGATACTATATATACAAGGAGGTGAACAAAAGGTGGGGGTTGAAAAGATTATAAATAAAATGCAGAGACAGCCAAACGGAATAAGATTCAATGAAGTATCAAAGGTGTTAAACGCTTACGGATATGAGTTAGTGAGGAAGAATGGTTCACATAGACACTTTAGGAATAAGAAAGGTGACGTTATAACGATAAAGGAAGAGCAACCTTTGAAGGCTGTATATGTAAGAGATGTACTTACGAGAATAGGGAGATAAGAAAATCTCCTTGATTCTCCATAAGTATAACAACTTCCACCTTTCGGCATGGAGAAAAAAGACATTAACTATTACATGAATTTACCATACAATTATGTAATACAACCAATTACGGATGAAAGCGGCAGTTATTATTACGGGCAAGTATTAGAACTGGACGGTTGCCAAAGTACAGGAGAAACATTCGAGGATGCATACAACAGCCTAAGAGAAGCTATGAAGGGCTGGATGGGAGTAAAGTTAGAGCATGGGGATCCTATACCGGGAGCAATGAGGGATGAAAAGTATAGTGGTAAGTTTGTTCTTAGAGTGCCTAAGAGTTTGCATAAGAGACTAAGTATTGAGGCACAACAAGAAGGGATATCATTAAATCAATATGCACTATATAAGCTAAGCAGATAGAGCCTTGATTAATAGGCTCTATTTTATTTATGGCAAGCAAAGCTGAGAGAATAAGAACAATCTCTCGGCTATTTTTATATTCAAAGATTGGGAGGTTGGAGGAATGAAAAGATATAAGACATACACGCCATCAGAGTTGGCGGTATGGATATGAAAGTTAATAGCCAAGGATGACATTCATGCTTTCTATATCAGCAAGGCATGGCTACATCTAAGGGCAGAGGTATTGGAGGAACACAAAGGTGATGGGTGTGAGCTATGCAAGAAGAAAGGGTTGTATGTACCAGCAACAACAGTACACCATATCAAAACGGTAAGGGAATATCCATGGCTGGCCTTGACAAAGGCGAACCTCATGGCGATATGTGAGGAATGTCACTATCAGATTCATCACAAGAACAAACCGAAGTGGGATGATGAAAGATTCGAGTGACAGGAGGGCAATGGGCTATAGGCACAATGAAAGATAAATAAAATTTTTATTATACCCCCCGGGGTAATTTTTTGGAACATATTTTGACTATGGAAGAACGGGATACAAGGTAAGACAAAAGTGATTTTTCACGCATGTGAGGAATTTTTCAAGAAAGGAGAGATGCAAAATGGCAACAGCAAAGAATATAAAAGAATCGCTGTTAAAACAATTGGAAAATAAAGGCGCTAACATAGACGTATTGAAAAGTCTGATAGATGACTATATGTGGTTTTGGCAACAGGAAAGGGCAATGCAAAAAGATATTAAAAAGCGTGGTCGAACATATATGACAACATCATCAGCCGGCAAGGAGTATGAAAAAAATAATCCGTCTGTTGAAAATGCTATAAAGTACAATAAACAGATGGTGGCAATACTGGATGCACTGGGACTTGATGTGGAAAAGATAAAGGGCGAAAACAAGGATGACCCAGAAGAAGACTTGTAAGGAGATAGATGACTATATCCAATTTGTTCTTTCCGGAGAAGTTCCGATGTGTGCGGATCAGCTCGCTCTTGCCGAATATGTTCCCAAATGTTTTGAGGAAGAAGATATACATGTTGACAAGGACCAGTTGGCAAGGTACCTAAGACAGGAGAAATACTTTCCTTTCAAATTGTTTCCATGGGAAAAGTTTGTATTTACTCTTCATAATTGCGTGTATAAAAATAATGGTCTGCTTAGATGGCCTTTTCTTTTTGTACTGGTAGGCCGTGGGGCTGGCAAGAATGGCTATTTGTCTTTTGAATCCTTTTGTTGGACTTTGCCTATTAATGGAATTAAAAATTATGATGTTGATATTTTTTCCGTATCTGAGGATCAGGCGAAGACCAGTTTTGAAGACGTGTATAACGTACTTGAAGATAACTCGGAGAAGTTGCGTAAGTACTTCACATGGAATAAGGAGGTTATTAAAAATATTAAGACCGGTTCTAAAATCCGCTATCGCACTTCTGGGATAAAGACCAAAGATGGCGGCAGGCCCGGGGCGGTTGTATTCGACGAATACCATGCATATGAAAATTATAAATTATTGGCAACGGCAGAAACTGGCCTTGGCAAGAAAGCACTTCCTCGAAAGACCATAATTACTACGGATGGGAATGTAAGAGGGGGCCCCCTTGACGACATAAAGGCACGAGCTGACGAGATACTAAATGGGAAGATGGGCGATAATGGCATGATTCCTTTTATTTGCAGGCTGGATGATGAAAAGGAAGTAAGTGAAAAAAAGCTATGGTCTAAGGCCAATCCTTCATACATTTATTTTCCAACATTGAGGCAAGAACTGGACACAGAATATGGTGATTACAAAAGTGATCCCATGGCTCATTCAGATTTCATGACAAAGAGAATGAACCTTCCGAGGTCTAAGGATGAAATAAGCGTAACAAGTTGGGACAATATCCAAGCGGCTAACAGGAAATTGCCGAACCTTGAAGGGTGTGACTGTGTGGGAGCTATAGACTATATGAAAACAACGGACTTCTTGGCGGCAGGCCTACTGTTCAAGTATAAAGGTTTTTTCTGCTGGATAACTCATTCATGGGTTTGCAGCTCGTCTTTGGATTTGCCAAGAATAAAACAAGATTTGAGAGGATGGGAAGCTAAAGGACTTCTTGAATTTGTAGATGGTCCGGAGATACCCCCGAGCGTACCGGCCGAATGGCTCGCAAAACAGGCACAAAGATACAACGTCACCACCCTCGGCATAGATAACTTTCGATATACCTTGGTAGCAAGGGCGTTGAGGGAGGCAGGTTTTGACACTGACAAGGACGGAGCTAATAATATCCGGCTGACGAAACGTGTTACCCAAATGAGATATATACCAGTGATTACCAGTGCATTCAATAATCATTTGATAATATGGGGAGACAACCCCCTGATGAACTGGTACACAAATAATACATGTGTTATAGAAGATGGCGGAAACCAGTACTACGGGAAGAAGGAGGCTAAGTCCCGTAAAACTGATGGGTTCATGGCTTTTGTATCTGCGGTATGTTCGAGTGAAGATTTGGAAGATTGCGGGGAGGAATCAAGCATAGAGGATTTTAAGGTTTATTCATATTAGAGGTGGGGAGGTGAAAGATTGAAAGTAGTTGACTTTTTAAGAGACTTTTTCGGAGACAAAAAGACAGTTTACATCACTCAAAAATTGGAATCCGAAAGATATAAACTGGCGATTGAGGACTTCTCAATACAGATGGCCATTAATATGATTGCCGGAGCAATAGGCAAGTGTGAATTTAAGACGTATCTGAAAGGCCAGGAAACGAAGGCAGATGAATATTACCTTTGGAATGTAGAACCGAATGTAAATCAAAATAGCAGTCAATTCATGCAGGAGCTCATATCACGGCTCTTGTTTTTTAATGAGGTTTTGGTTGTGGAGGTAAATAATCAGCTTATCATTGCGGAGAATTTTACCCAGAATGAATATGCTCTTTACCCCAATACGTTTACAGGAGTTACCAGAGGGGACCTAACTTTCGACATGCCCTTTAGTATGCCTGATGTTTTGTATTTCAGGCTCAACAATAAAGACATAAGGGCATTGCTTTCAAACCTGATAAAAGGTTACTCCGAGATATTGAATATGGCTATAGGGAAATACAAACGTGCAGGTGGTCGAAAAGCTACGGCATCAGTAAAAAAGACAAAAAGCGGAGATAAAGACTATGAACAAAGGATAGAAGATTTTTTCAACAAAAGAATGAAGAATTATTTTGAATCTGAAAATGCGGTAGTGGTAATTCCGAATGGGGTTGAATATTCGGAAATTACCGGCGAAGCGAATAAGAAAACCACATCGGAGATAAATGATATTACCAACATCACAAAAGAAGTAATGTTCCGTGTTGCACAGGCTTTCAGAATCCCCCCGGCACTATTACAGGGGGACGTTGCGGACGTGAGTAAAGTGGTTGATGAATGGCTGACTTTCGGGATTGATCCATTAGTCGATCTCATACAAACAGAAATAAACCGCAAACGATACGGCAAGACAGCTTATTTGTCCGGTAGTTATTTGAAAATAGATACTACCGCAATTAAGCATATTGATATATTCTCCATTGCCAACCAAGCAGACAAACTTATTTCCGACGGTTTGTACAGTGTAGATGAACTCCGTATTAAGTTGGGAGATACCCCACTTAGTACTTGGTGGAGTAAAGAGCATTGGATGACAAAGAACTATCAGAAGGTTGAATACATGGGAAAGACGGAAGGAGGTGAAGGAAGTGCCTAAGACAATGTATTTTGTAAAACAATCAGCAGAACCAAACACGCTGGATTTGTACCTTTATGATTACATTGAAGGTGATGGGGAAGACTGGTGGACTGGTGAAAAGATAGAAAGCGAAACGTCCGCAAATTATGTAAAAGAGCAACTTGAAGCCGCTGGAGATGTAACACAAATTAATATTTATATTAATTCCTACGGTGGAGAAGTGAAGGAAGGGTTGGGGATATATAACCTTCTTAAAAGACATCCGGCACAAAAGACAGTTTACATTGACGGATTTGCTTGTTCAATAGCGTCGGTTATTGCCATGGTAGGAGATCCAATTATAATGGCAAATAATGGATTAATGATGATACATCATGCCAGTACATGGGCCGACGGTAATGCCGAAGAATTGAGGAAAACAGCAAATGATCTTGAGGTAATAGACAAAGCAAGTTGTTCAAGCTATCTTGTAAAAGCTGGGGACAAACTTGATGAAAAGACCTTAAGCAAATTGCTTGATGCTCAAACATGGTTAAATGCCGAGGATTGCCTGAAATATGGCTTGGCTGACAAAATAGCTGGGATTGAAGACAATGACAATATTTCTCAGGCAAAACAAAAATTTGAGAAATATATACAGCTGATTAAAAAGCAGCATCAAAGCCAAAAGCCCATTCAGGTACCAAAAGATTTTGTAAAGCAAAAAACGAACGCTGAAAAACTCATGGCAGCGTTCAAGAAAAAAATTGAAGGAGGTAATGAGTAATGGTAATGAAGTCAAAAGATGTAATGCAACAGGAATTGAAGCAGAAATTTGAAGAAGCTTTAAAGAGTGAGGATTCCGGGGCAATAACTCAGGCATTAACTGAGTTTGCTATGGGGATTCAAAACAGTGTCTTAGATGATTTTAAGGCATATCAGAAAACAAATGATTCCTCTATCCTTGCAAATAGGGGAATAAGACAATTGACAACAGATGAAACAAAGTTTTATCAGGCACTTGTAAAAGCAGTGGAAACGAAGGATATTAAAATGGCCTTCACAGGGCTTGACAATGCCCTTCCCGAAACGGTTATTGATTCAGTAATAGAGGACATAAAGAGCAATTTCCCATTGCTGTCAGCTATTACTTTCCAAAACACATCCACTTTAACAAAGATGATTGTGAACAAGAAAGGTGCTCAGCTTGCGATATGGGGGCCCCTGAACAGTACAATTACAAAAGAGCTTGAAGGAGCAATAGGATTAATACAACTTGGTACAAACAAGTTGACCGCCTTCATGCCGATTTCTAAAGACATGATAAACGTAGGCCCGCAATGGATGGATGCGTATGTAAGAGCGGTATTGACCGAAGCAAATTCCGGAGGATTGGAAAAAGCTATAGTAACAGGTACCGGGAAGGATGAACCGATAGGAATGGACAGGGACGTTTCAGACGAGGTAACAGTTACCGGTGGAGTATACCCTCAAAAAACTCCTATCGCGGTTACGGATCTGAAGCCCTTAACATTTGGAACTATTGCAAAACAATTGGCAACAGGACCTAATGGAAGATACAGACCAGTATCGGAAATACTATTGGTCGTGAATCCGGCCGACTATTTTACAAAAATTATGCCGGCTACTACAATATTGACAGCAAACGGAACCTACGCTTCCAACGTATTTCCGTATCCGACGAAGGTAATACAATCCTCTTTTGTAACAGAAGGACAGGCTATATTCGGGTTAGCTTCCCGTTACTTCATGGGGATAGGCGTTGGGGGAGACGGGGGGAAAATCGAATACTCTGATGAATACCGCTTTTTGGAAGATGAAAGAGTGTATACTACCAGAATGTATGGAAATGGTAGAGCATTAGACGACAATGCCTTTATACTTGCCGATATATCCGGCTTGACACCGGCTAATTTGGAAGTAGTTGTAAACGAGGTTAAGGGCATTGTAAATACAAAGGAACAAGGAGCCTAAGGAGTGATATAAATGGCTTTACCCGAAGGGATTCTTGAGGACATAAAAGACTATTTGAATATCAATTGGCAGGACGAAAAGACAGATAAAAGAATAACAGGATATATAAACCGAGGGATGACACGTTTGCAACATATAGCAGGCGTGTCACTTGATTTTACAGAGGAAGATTTAGCGCGTTCTTTGTTGTTCGATTATTGCAGATATGCGAATAGCCAAGCATTAGAAGTATTTGAAAAGAATTTTGAAAGTGAACTATTGGAACTCAATCTTAATAACCAACTTAAAACGCCTGAAAAGTTGATAGTAGTATCGGCCACCGGAGCCCCGGGGTATACAAAAATAAGTATTTCACCGAAGTTTTGTGATAGCTATGAGTACATGTACAAAACTGGTACGGACCTTCAATTGCCGGAGTTTTTTGAGGTGTGTGATACAGTGAAAGGTTATACCGCTTGGAACGGCACTGATGAAATTGAAGCCGTATCCGGGGATGACATTTTGATTGTTGAAATAGAAGATGGGTTCAAAGCAATCCGAGCCGGCACAACTACTGTAATAACGGGGTGATGATATGAAAATTAAAACACCTACAGAATTTCAAACTTTCAATGATGGTATCTGTGATATATACACAGTGAAAACGAACAAGATTGATGAAAAAATCATGTCTTTGAGGTTTGGAGATAGAACAGTTGGAATGAAAAGATACTATACCGCAAGGGCGGCTAATGTCGATATTAACAGGTTGATACAGATACCGCAACAATTGTCTATTACATCTCTTAACCGGGCGGTAATAGAGAATAATGAATATAAGATTGAGCAGGTACAGCATATCAAAGACACCAATCCACCGGTAACGATTCTCACTCTAAAAAGAATAGGGGTGATAGTATGAGCGAAAAAGTTAGTGCTGACGGTCTTACAGATACGATAATGGGTACCTTGCAAGAATACACAAAGGATATCACGGAAGGCATTAAAAAGGCCGAGGATGAAGTAGCTAAGGAGTGCAAAGGAAACCTTGAACAAGATAGTCCGGTAGGGCCAACCGGCAAATATAAAAAAGGCTGGGAGGTAACAGTAGCGACTGATACCCCATTAGGCAGGCATACGGTAATTCACAATAAGGAATACCGGCTGACATATTTTTTGGAAAATGGACATGCTACCAGAAATGGAGGACGAACGAGGGCATTTCCTCACATCAAAAAAAATGAGGTAAAGGCAAACGAGGATTTTGAAAAGAAAGTAAGGGAGGTAATTGAGCATGGAGGATCTTAAATCTTGGCTTGAACAGGCAGGGGAACCGGTTGAAGAGACTTGTTTCGTACCCGGGGAAGCTCCTCAATTTCCTTACATTGTTTTTTTAGATACGGTGGAACGTGTTGGAGGAGACACAAAGAACATGGCAAAACAGCACTCTGTCGCTGTCGAAAGGTACTCGGATGGGCCGGAGGACAACTTACAATTGGAAGCTTTGTTTGATAAACAAGCAATTAAATACACAAAGGACCGACAGTGGCTGAGTAATGAAGAATGTTTTTTGACTATATACAATTTTGAAATATTTGAAAGGGAGGTATTATAATGGCTACAGCAACAGAAAAACAGAATATCCCCGTAGGAAGCGGGGAAATCTACGTAACAGATTTTACGTCCGGGACTGCCATTCCGGAGAATGCAACAATTGAAGTAGATACAAACAGACTGGGGTATATATCCGGAGGTGCAACACTGACTTACAAAGGGACATTCAAGAAGTTCAAGGATGATCTTGGCAAGGCAGTGAGAAACGTACTGACGGAAGAGGAAGCAACATTTAAACTTGGCTTGATAAGCTGGGTTTATAGCAAACTGAATTTCCTTTGTTCCACTTGCAGGGTAGTAGAGAAAGAAGGAGGAAGAACGATAAAAATAGGTGGTATCGGACAGGATAACGGAAAGAAATATCTGTTTAGATTTGTTCATAAAGACGCCGTTCTTGGAGACCTACGTATCACTATAGTAGGTACCAATACCGCAGGGCTGACATTGAAATATGCAGCAGATGATGCAACCAACATTGAACCGGAAATATCGGCCGAACCATCTGATGATGAGGGAACTTTGATAATATTGGATGAAATGGATCCGGCGGGAGCTGGTGCATAATGTTCGATTTAGAACAGATCAACAAAAGATATTTTGATTTGAAATTGAAAGTGGAAGATGATAATGGAGCTATGAAGAATATACAGCTCCAGATTAAACCTCCTAAGATAAAGACTTTGAAAAAGGTCATAGCTCTTTCGGCTGTCAAAGATGAAGAAGCAATAGACGATTTGGCAGATGCTGTAAAGATGATATTGGCCAATAACAAAAGCAATTACAAAGTGACGGATAAGATAGTAGATAACTTAAATATAGACCAATTGAATACAATATTGGTTGCTTATTTTCAATGGCTTAGTATAGAACAAAAAAACCCAAACTAAAAGTCCCTTACTACCCTGAAAAAGATAGTAAGGGCCATTATAAAATTAACACTATTGAGAGTAAAGTAATACAAGAATACACCGGTTATACTTTTGACCGTATAGAAAATTTAACCATATTTGAATATTGGCTCCTTATTAGAGATGCCGTTATTTACAATTATTCTCAAACAGATGCCGGCCGGGAATACTTGGAGAAATGTTGGCTTTCCGAACAGACAGAGCCGGATCGAGAGATGCTCCATAAATATTTTGGAAAGGACAAAGGTAAACATTGACATACTTCCCGTATTGTTCTAAGATAAAATTAGAATAATAAATGGGAGGTATGTCTTATTATGAGAAGTTTGGAAGAGATACAAAAAGAGATTAAAACCTTGCCAACGGCTGATATTTGGGGAACGAGAAAAGAAGTCAAAGAGTTACCGAATATACTTTTTGACGATGAACACATAAAGGCTATGTGTTCAGGATTGTTGGAAGGAAATACATGGCTTATAGTATGCACAAATAGGAGGATTCTCTTTTTAGACAGAGGACTATTATACGGGTTAAAACAAAGGGAAACGCCTATTGAAAAAATTAATTCAGTTGAACAGAAGAAAGGGCTTGTTTTTGGCAGTATAGCAATTTGGGACGGAGCTGCAAAAATGGAAATCAAGGATATAAATAAGGATGCGGTTCCTCCGTTTGTTAATGCAGTGCATGAGCAAATTGAAGCATATAAACATAAGGGAGAACATACAACTCAGCAAACGCAATCAGGAGGTAGCGTTGCAGATGAATTAACTAAGTTAAAAAAACTATTGGACGACGGCATTTTAACTCAGGAAGAGTTTAATTCTGAGAAAAAGAAAATTTTATCGAAATAATATTTTAAACATATTTATTTTTAAAAAAAGCAACTACTAAAAAGTAGTTGCTTTTTTATGTAGGAGGTGAGAATGAATGGCAAATAATATAAAAGGTATAACCGTGGAAATTGGCGGGGAGACAGGCCCGCTTAGCAATGCTTTAAAAGGTATAAATAAGACAAGCCGAGACTTGCAAAGTGAATTAAAAGAGGTCAATAGAGAGCTGAAATTCAATCCCGGGGATACGGAACTTCTCACTCAAAAACAAACTCTTCTATCAAAACAAATCTCCAATACCAAAGAAAAGTTAGATACCCTCAAAGAAGCTCAGGCTCAAGCAGAACAGCAATTTAAAAATGGAGACATTGGGGAGGAACAATACCGAGCTTTGCAGAGAGAGGTTATAAAAACCGAATCGCAATTAAAAAATCTTGAAAAACAGGCAAGAGAGAGTAACGCAGCACTAAGCAAAATATCGCAAGTTGCCGGTAAAGTTGGAGATGTCTCCGGCAAAATTGCAGACAAAATGAAGCCTGTAAGTATAGGAATTGCAGGAGTAGGAGTAGCGGCGGGAGTTGCTTGGAAAGAAGTAGACGATAGCCTTGATACTATCGCAACTAAGACCGGTGCTACAGGACAGCAAATGGAGGGCTTAGAGCAGTCCTTCAAGAATATCTATAAGAGTATTCCAACAGACGCTCAGGCTGCTGGAGATGCGATAGGAGAAGTAAATACCCAATTCGGATTGACAGGTAAAGCTTTAGAAGATGCAAGTTCTCAAATGGTTAAGTTTGGGAGCATAAACAATACCGATGTAACCACTTCTACTCAAAATGCAAAAGGAGCTATAGAAGCCTTTGGGCTTAGTACAAAAGATTTAGGTGGAGTGCTTGATGCCGTTACTGCTACGTCTCAAAAACTGGGGTAGGAGTAGATCAGCTTTTTGATTCCGTTATTAAAGGTGCTCCAACATTAAAAAACTTAGGATTGAATTTTTCCGAAGCTACGGAGTTAATGGGACGATTTGAAAAGGGTGGTATAGATGGTCAAAAGGCCTTGTCGTATCTTTCCAAGTCGAGCGTTGAGTTTGCAAAAGAAGGAAAATCGGTTAGTGAAGGACTAACCGAAGTTTCAACAAAAATTAAAAATAGCAAAACTGATACAGAGGCTTTGACTATAGCAACCAAATATTTTGGAACAAAAGGTGCCGTCTTCATGGTGGACGCCATAAAAAGAGGTACCTTAGATTTAAATGGGCTATCTGATTCGGCTAAGAAAGCCGGAGGCTCTGTCTCCAAAACTTTTGATGCGACGCTGGATCCGATTGACAAGGCTAAAACTGCTTTGAACAATTTGAAGTTGGTGGGAGCTGACCTTGCATCTTCTTTACAAAGTGTCTTAGCTCCTATGCTTCAAGAATTAGTAAAAAGACTACAAGAGTTTTCCAAATGGTTCAGCGATTTAAGTCCCAAACAAAAAGACGCAGTAGTAAAAATTGGGCTTATTATAGCAGCAGTTGCCCCGGTTGCCGGCATTATACACAAAATTTCTGATGGAGTAAAAGACCTTATTTCAGGTATACAAATGGTTCCAAATGTTATAAATGGGATTGGCGGAGCGGTAAAATTTTTGCTTGCGAACCCTATGGTTCTATGGATAGCCGGTATTACAGCGTCAGTTGCCCTTTTAGTCGTAGGTATAAAGCATCTATGGGAGACGAATGAAGGATTTAGGGCAGCCGTAACTAATGTATGGAATGGGATAAAGTCCTTCTTTGCAGGAATACCGGCATTCTTTGCTGGAATATGGAACAGTATTAAGACAGGCGTTTCTACAGGATGGAATGGATTTAAAAATATAATTGTGACCGTTTGTAATGGAATTAAAACCGGAGTTGTAACTGTGTGGAACGGTATAATAAATTGGTTCAAAAACCTACCTAAAACATTGTTTAATATTGGTAAAAATATGTTTACATCTATGAAAGAAGGCATTTCCAATATTCTTCCCACAGTAGGGACAGTCATAAAAACAGGCATGACGAAAGCTATAAGTTTTCTAAAGAACCTACCTTCTCAATTTTTGCAATATGGGAAAGATATGATACAAAACCTTATAAACGGCATAAAGAGCATGGTAGGCAAGGTTGGAGATGCGGCCAAAAGTGTAGCCAAAAAGATATGGTCATTTCTTCACTTCTCAGTGCCGGAAGAAGGGCCTTTGAGTGACGCCGATACCTACGGAACCGACTTCATGCAACTCTTGGCCGATACTATAGAAAAAAGTAGCGACAAGCCGGAGGAAGCCGCAAAGAACGTTGCAAGTTTGGTTTCTAAAAGGATTCAAAGCATAAAGGATGATCTTTCAAAAGAAGTAAATGATCTCAATATTGAGCTGTCAAGGTTGAATGATACTGAAAAAACGGCTCTCAATGGTGCAAATGCCACTTCACAAAGTACTATTCGTGAAGAATACGACAAGAAAAAACAAGTTATAAATGATGAAATAGAACTCCGCAAGAAGCAGGCAGATAAGGAAATCGCTGAAATACAAAGGATAGGGAAAATGTCCAAGGAAGAACTTGACAAAGAGCTTGAGGCAAGGAAACAATTTGTTTCAGATGTTAATAGCCTGAATGACCAAATTAAAAATGCTCTCAAAGCAAAGTACACCGAGGCTCAAAAGGCCGAGGAAGATAACCTAAACAAACAGCTTAGTGATTGGGAGAATTGGAAGGACAAGTCAGAAGATGCCATAAATGACCTATTTGGCACCAAAGAAGACAGGCTTGAAGCAGATGAAAAGGCGGCAGAGGAAGCTATACAAAATGAACTTGACGAGCTTGACAAATGGAAAGAAGCATCTATACAGAATATTGAAGATGTTGCAAATGCAAAGGTGGAGGCTATACAAAAGCAAATTGACGCACTTGAAGAACAGACAGTGGCAGAGGACAGGGCAGAAAAACATAAGGAATATGAGGATAAAATAGCTGATCTCCACGAGCAAATGAAATACAGCCATGATGACTACAATACTTCCCAATTGCAAAAGCAAATACAGTCGGAGCAGGCTGAATATCAAAAGCTCCTAAATAAAGAAGCTGTCGACGACAAAAAGACCGAACTTGAAAAACAGATAGATATAATTCAAAGTGATGCCGACAACCAGAAAAAGGCTATTGAGGATATTTATGATGTCAAAAAATCGAGGTTAAATAGGCAATTGGACGAAAGTAAAGCCTACTATGCAAAGCAAAAAGAGCTTATGAACACAGACAAAGAGGCTCAACTTGCCAATATAAGTCAAATATACACAGCAAACAAAACTTCTTTGGACCAACAGCTTACCGATGTAAAGACCTTTTATACTCAAAAACTTACAGATGCACAGCTTGAAGCTGAGAGTGAACAGCTAATAATGGATAACAACCAACAGGCCATAATTGAACTTTTAAGCAGCTATGGGGAACAGTATAAACAGGCAGGAGAGACATTAGGGGAAAGGCTTGTTGAAGGCTTTCAGCCCAAAATTGACGAAATAAAGGATATGATAAGTTCTATAACGGCAGATATAAGTTCCGCAAGGGACGAAGCATTGAGAACCATGGAAAGTAATAGTATAAGTAGCAGTAAAACCATAAGCAGCACAAGCAATAAGACAGTAAATAACTTCAACTTTACACATAATAGTCCAACAAAGGCAAGCCCGTCAGAGCAGAGAAGACAGGATGAATCCTTATTTAGAAAAGCTGCTTTTTTAATATGAGTGGGTGATGATATGCAAAAACTAATATTTACAAATAATAGGGAGCAGAGTATAGAATTAACTAGCTCAGCTCCTTTTTTGTTAGAAAGTTTCAATCCGGATCCGGCCGAGGCTACTATTCTTACAACCAAGTCCCCAGGGCAGGATGGAGAGAGCCATATGGAGACTCTCCTGGAACCAAGAGTACTGACAATCGTAATTGCCATACTTGGCAACAATAGTGAAGACATGTTCAGGAAAAGGAGAGAGCTGAATAAGGTATTCAATCCCAAATTGACCGGTACCTTGCAATATATCAATAGCGCTGGGGAATACTCAATTGGCTGCATTGTACAAACTGTTACCCCGGATGAAAAGACAGAACCGGCACAAGAATTTCAAATTCAACTGTATTGTCCAAATCCGTATTGGAAAGATGTTCAAGAATCAAGGGAAGAGATAGCCTTATGGATGGGTGACTTTGAGTTTCCATTGGAGATACCGGAGGGCACCGGTATAGAAATGGGCCATAGAGTGTCAAATTTGATTGTCAATATTGTAAACAAAGGTGATGCCGAATGTGGTATGAGGGTTGAATTTAGGGCACTTGCAACCGTTGTAAATCCTTCCATTTTGAATATATATACAGATGAATTTATAAAAGTAAAAAGGACGTTGGAAGCCGGCGACAAACTGATTATAGACACCAGTTTTGGGAATAAAAAGGTAAGAATGATAAAAACGAACGGTGAAGACATAAATGTATTCAATTGGATAGACTTGGGAAGTACTTTCATTCAACTTGAACAAGGAGACAATGTCTTAAGATATGATGCGGAATCCGGAATTGACAATTTGGAAGTAAGTATTTACTATAGGCCCTTATATGTCGGAGTTTAGGAGGTGTGAATATGGAAAAAAGTTTTTGTTTCAATAGTGTAGATGGAGATAGGAAGTACAAAGCGGAGGATTTCAGAGATTATTTCGCAAGTTTTGTTGCCAATGGGGTATTTCCAAGCCCCTCTGATGGCTTGCAAGCGATAGCAAACAGTAGTGGCATGTCAATAATAATAAAACAGGGCAAAGGCTGGATAAATGGAGCCATATATGTAAATACGGACGATCTAATACTAAATATAGACGCCGCTGACGGTACCTTGAACAGAATAGACAGGATTGTGTTGAGGATGGACACAGTAGACAGAGCCATAACTGCACAGGTAAAAAAGGGGACAGCCGCAAGCATGCCGACAGCTCCGGAATTACAACGGGACGCTGACGGGTATGAAATAGCATTGGCAGATGTAACAGTAGGAAAGGGCATAACGGCCATTATACAGGCCAATATAACCGACCTAAGATTAAATACCGGCCTATGCGGAATAGTGCATGGAATAATTGACCAAGTAGATACCACCACAATATTCAACCAGTATGTGAGCTGGTATCAACATACTACCGCAGAGGCCGAGGATGACGTGGAAGTAATAAAGCAACAGTTGCAACAGAGTTTTGATGAATGGTTTGCTACGGTTCAGGACACGTTAGATGGAGATACGGCCGGGAATTTGTTAAACCTTATAAATGCCATTCCAAAGGTATTATTTGGAGCAACCGAACCGGCTCTTATATCTGCCGGGGACTATTGGCTTAAGGAGCTGACATAAGATGAAGAATGTACCAATACGTATTATCTCACCCAATTTTGAACTTTTGGGTGAGATTGACGACTATGAGAGTTTGCAATTTATTAGACGGTTTTATAAAGTAGGTGAGTTTGAACTTCATATTAATGCGAATAAAGTCAACACAGATATTTTGATTGAAAATAATTTGGTTCTATTAGGCAGCCATTTTAATAAAGTCGGGATTATCATGCACAGGGAAAATGAAATTGATGAAAATGGAGAGACGACCGATACTCTCATAATAAAAGGGCCTACATTGAAAGGAATCATGTCAAGGCGACTAATTGTACCGCCCACCAACGGGAATGGATATGAGAGCCATTCAGGGGCCGTAGAAACGATATTGAAAAATTTTGTCAATAACAATGTCGTTAGCCCGGCAGATATTGACAGAAAAATGCCTCAAATGGTAATTGTTACCGACCAAGGGAGAGGGAAACAGGATTCATGGCGTTCAAGATTTGAGGTTCTTTCTGACAAGCTGGCCGAAATAGGGGAGTATGCTCAAATGGGTTGGAACGTCACACTGGATATAGAAAATTCACAGTGGGTTTTTGATGTGTTTGAAGGCCGAAATATGACGGTAAACCAAGATACCCTACCGCCGGTAATATTTTCCACAGATTTTGACAACATCAAAAATCAACATTTTGTACAAAGCAGTATAGGGACTTCCAATGTGGGATATGCCGGAGGTAAGGGAGATGAAGCCGATAGGCTGATACAAAAAATAGGAAATACTGCCGGTTTTGAAAGGATTGAATCTTTTTTAGATTGCTCCAATGCCGACAATACGACAGAATTGTTGACTATGGGCCAACAAAAATTGAATGAGTTGAAACGAATATTGACTTTTGAATTTCAACTCATCCCCGATAATACCTTCAAATATGAGCAGGATTATGACCTTGGAGACTTCGTTACTGCTCAATCTAAAAAGTGGGGTATTACCATGGATTGTCAGATTGTCGAGCTGACAGAGGTATATGAAGCCGGAGGGACTTCCCTCGAAGCTACGTTCGGTACCAGCATTCCAACAATAATTGACAAAATAAAGAACATTGATAAGACAAGTAAATTGGTTGAGCCTAAAGCCGGGGGTACTGGAGACCCAGGAGTAAGCCTTCAATACAGTTGGAATGGTACCCAACTTGGCGTGAGATTAGAGGGGGATTCCACTTATCAATATGTAAACCTAAAAGGAGACACAGGGGCACAAGGGCCAAAGGGAGAAAAAGGAGATAAAGGTGATCCCGGTACTACGGAATGGGAAGGAATAAACAACAAGCCGAGTACATTTCCCCCAAGTGAACATACGCATGTGAAATCGGATATATCGGACTTTCCGTCAACGTTACCAGCAAATGGAGGAAATTCTGATACCGTAGATAATAAGCATGCAAGCGACTTTTTATTAATGAGTGCTTATTTGGCCGAAACAAAACCAAGTACAAACATAATAAGAAGTAATTTAGGTAATCCGTCGATTTTAGAGGCAGGAATGATTGACGGTGAAATAAATAATAAACTATGGTTTTATAATGCAAGCAAGATAAACTTTGAAATAAGTGATGATGATATAACTTACACACCCTTTGAGGTAAGCGACATAGTTAAAAAGAAATTAGTAAGCGGTAATAATAATGCAAACATAACATTCGCTAAGGGAAAATATTTACGTATTACCATAGACCCGGTAGGCTATGTATATTTGAATTATATATATATGTATTTCAGCTCCCAAGGCAATAACATAAAGGTAAAATGTGAGAAAAAGAGAGATGACGAGGAAAGTTGGATAACAGTATTTGACTATAATAATTCGGCTTCGGGCTGGCCTGCTCATATGCTTATTCCTCACACGGCTATACTATTTTCATCCGCAAGTATCGCAAGGCATTATAACCACGTAAGGATAACTATTCAAGCTACTGCACAAACGAATGATTATCCCAACATGATATTATCTGGGCTGGAGTGGTATGGAGGATATCCGGCAGGTAAACGAACCATATATAGCTGGGATGAAGATAAGAACGTAACATTTCCGGCCGAAGTAAAGGCTCCTTCCTTCAAAAAGACTGATGGGACAGAGGTTGCATACGTAGGAGACATACCAACAAAGCTAAGCCAATTTGAAAATGATATAGGTGCAGGAGGTGGCCTGAACATTGCGGCAAGTCCAACAGAGCCAACAGAGCCAACCTTGAAAACCGGAGATTGGTGGTACAAAGAGTTGTAAAGGAGGAATGAATATGACAGAAAAAAATATTTTGATGCAAAGGAAAAATTCAGACGGGACATATGATATATATTATCCCGTCCCAGCAAATATGTACGCTGTTGCTTCCGGCACAAATACCTATACAGTATCTATCTCAGGCATATCAAGCCTTACCGAAGGTTTGAGCATAAAAGTAAAATTTACAAATGCCAACACTGGAACAGCAACGCTGAACGTCAATTCTCTTGGGGCAAAAAGTATTGTCAAGAGCAATGGCAATGCTCTAAGCAGCGGCAACATTAAAGCGGGGCAGATATGTCATCTTGTTTACACAGGCTCAAATTTTCAATTATTGGGGAGTGAAGAAAGCCCAGTAACAAGTGTAAACGGGAAAACAGGTGCTGTAGGCATTGATGTATCAGACATTCATGGATTAAATCAAAGAGATTTAGTACTTGGGCTCAATGCATTTAGCAACTATAACGGTTCAATTGCATTAGGGCATCAGGCTAACGCAGGGGATTATGGTTCTATCGCAATAGGTGAAAATGCGGAGGCGCCTTCGAGCAGTGTTGCTATAGGATACGGGGCAAGTACAAGCACAGGTGGTAATGTGGCCGTGGGATATAATGCACTTGCTGGCAAT